AAAAATTTACTTACAACTAATGGTTATTTCAATCAAACTAAATATCAATGCAGTAATCATGTTGGTGAATCTCTTGACATAACTGAAAATGATATTGTCTTTAACAAAAATAATAGAGAAAAATATCAATTTATAAATGGACGAGCATTAAATATTCCTGCTGGTCTTTTTTTACGCACTCAATTACTTTCTATATTAAACTCTGGAAAAAAACATTTTTTGTATCATATTCATAATGATATTAATATAACACCAATTGCATCTGCTGACAAAGTAAGATGGTTTAATCCTCCAAAAAAAATAAAAGGTTGGGCAGATAATATTCCAGATTGGAACTCTTATCCGAATGGCACATCATTAAATGAAGTACATATGGAAGTAGACGATATGGTTAGTGCTGACCATTGTCAAAAAGGTTCTAATAATTTCCTTATTACAATAACACCTCTTAAAAAATATAGAAAAGCACGGGATAAACGTTTTAGTAGAAGAAAAACTAAAGGTGGTAAAAGAAAAATAAAAAAGAAATCACGAAGAAGAAGAAAACAAAAAGGTGGTAATTTTTTGGAAGAGAATGATATTAAGAATATACAAAACAAGACACTAGTTTCTATTAAAATGCAGAGAAAAGAGGCATATGAATCAGGTTTGACTAATTTTAAGAATGGTGTTCCATTAGTCCTTCATAATGTTGAATTTGATCCAATGAATTCTTGTGCTGAAAACGCAGATACAAAAACTGTATTTAAAATAATTTTTAAAGATATTAGCTATTTCGATGAGGGTAGGATGGAAGAAGCAGTATTTCGTTATGATACCGAATATGGTTTACCACTCATAGAGGGGTGGAAAAAAATAGTAATAACACACATAGGTAAAAAAGATTTACCACAAGGTGGAAGACGAAAAACAAAAAGAAAAATGAAAAAAATGAAAAGAAAAAAATCACGTAAAAAATAAGATGTTGTAATATAACTATAGCTAACTTAATAATTTTTTGTTTTATATTATTTTTTTGAACTTCAAAAAAATAATTTGGAGAGAATTTTATCTTTATCTTTTAAAAAAAAATAAAAAAAAACTAATATAGAATATTCCTATTCTATATCAATCTTATACAAATAAATCAAGAATTTTAAAGACCACATTTTTCTTTATAATAATTATAAAACGTTTTATTTATATTTTCATCTAGAATATCCTTTCCATATACCATTTTAAAATAACATCTGAAACAAGCTAGAACATCAACAAGTGAATTATGAAGATTACTTGGTTCAGAACTAAATAATTCCTTATGAAGTTCAATGAGTTTTGGTGGCTTCTGGTAAGTTCCTGAGTTAAATTTACTTGGAAGTTGAATATTTGTAAATTTTTTACCATAATTCATTGTGCAGTATTCAATTTTTCTGTGTCTTCCTAGCCAATTGATGGGTTCATTTCTGAAATATTCTGCTTGAATTACTCTATTATCGAAATTTAAATTATGAGCTATTAAAATTTGACATTTTAACCAATCTCTCGTAAATTCTCTAAGAACTTCTTTTATATCAACTCCTTCCGACAACATTTTTTCATTTGTTATACCATGGATTTTTGTGCACTCTTCAGGTATTGTAACACCATTTGGTAATTTAATTATATAATCTCTTGTATAAAATTCATTAGTTTTATCATCATAAACAAGCCAACTAAACTGACATATATAAGGATATAATTCACTTTTAGATGGATGTGCCTTTCTAAATTTTGGCAATCCAGTGGTTTCAGTATCAAAGACTATTACTCTCATTTTAATACTTATAATTAATCTATTTCTTTTTAATTCAATTTTATTAATTTATTTTCATAGTGCTGTTTCAAAACTGGGAAGTGTTATTGTAATACTTTGCCTTTGATTATCAATTCCATCTAAATTATTAATACCATCTAGTAAGCGATTATAATCATCTATTATTGTAGGTCTAATATCAAGTGTTAATTTATCTCTAGGATTATTAAAAGCTCTTAATGTAAATTTAAAAAAATCTTGTGTTTTTGATTGACTAATACATTGATTTACTAATTGCCACGGTAAAATAAAATAAGAATATCCACTAATATATGGCGGAATATCATATAGTGTTGGAAATGGATTTTTTAGACTATTCATATCTTTTTCTATTTTTTTACAAGAAACATCTTTTTTTACCTTTAGTATCACAAAATTACAGTTGTTATTAATGTAATAAATTTTATTAAACCAAATGGATTGAATAAACTCTCCTATTAACACATTTTTATTAGTATCTTTCAATAAAACAAATCTTCTCGGCTGAATATACCATACTTTTTCTTCTGAAGAGTAATGTCCAAATAAATATTTAAACTCCTTATATTCAAAGGGATTATTTAATCTTTCCATATTATATTTTATACATTATTATGTATTTAAATACAATTTTTATTTATTACGCATTTTATCATATTTAATTATTCTTTCTTTTAAATAAAATCCAAAAAAAACAATACCTGTGCTGCCTGCTATATCTCTCCATAATGCTCTATTTTTATTATTTCTTAAACACATTACCTCTGATGAACCCCAAACAGCACCTGCTCCTCCTAAAACATTTGAAATGAATTTTTGTCCAGTTTCGACAACAAAATCTCTATTCATTTTAATTAAATTATATTTTATTTTTTTTTAAAATTTTCATTAACTTTTGAAACAGCACAAATACCAAACGATTTTCTATGCCAAGGGCTTATACCATATTTCTTTATTCCTTCCATATGTCTTTTGGAACCATATCCTTTATTTGATTTAATATCATAATATTCATCTAATAATGGATATTTTTCACACATCTCTTCTATGTATTTATCTCTTGATACTTTTGCCAATATAGATGCTGCAGCTATGGGTGTATATTTATTATCCCCCTTTACAACTGTTGTATATGATATATAGTCATCATCATTATACATACAAGGTTTGAAATAATTACCATCTACCAATAAATGGTCTGGTTTTACTAATAATTTATTTACTGCTTCGTGCATAGCTGTATAATTTGCCGCAAATATATTATGTTTATCGATATATTTTTCATCTTTATATTCTACTACCCAATCTATCGCATTTTCTTTAATATAATCAAAAGCATATAATCTTTTATTTTCACTTAATTTTTTACTATCTCTCATTAAAGAATGATCATAACTATCATCTTGAGGAATTATTACTGCAGCAACATATACTCTACCAAACATTGGTCCTCTTCCTGCTTCATCTAACCCAACTTCTAATTGTCCCTTATTCATATAATTCTGCATTTTATATGTAATATCGTAAAATATATTTTAAATCAATTTAAAAATGTAAATAGTATAATACTTATATTATGTATCTTTGGATAGTCATTGTCGGTGGAGCTTTTGCTTTTTTTGCTGCTGGTGGTATTGGTGCTAATGATGCGGCAAATGCCTTTGCAACTTCTGTTGGTTCTAAGGCATTAACTATTAAACAAGCTGTTGTTTTAGCTGCTATTTTTGAGACCGGTGGAGCGGTTTTAATGGGAAGTCATGTTACAAATACGATTAGAAAGGGAATCGCTGATTATCAGTGTTTTGAAGATGAACCCTATTTACTTATGTATGGTTGTTTGTGGGTCATTTTTTCAGTAGGATGTTGGTTATTTTTAGCCAGTTATTTAGAAATGCCTGTATCAACAACTCATTCTTGTGTTGGCGGAATGATTGGAATGGCAATGATGTTAAAAGGAAATGATTGTGTTATTTGGTATAAACCTGTTGAAACTTTCCCATATGTTGGAGGAGTAGGGGGCATTGTTATGTCTTGGTTTTTATCTCCTATATTTTCTGGTGCTATTGCGATGATTTTATTTGCTGTTACACGAGCATCAGTACTAAGAAAAGATTTCAACTCGAATAGAATCAACTTCGCATATCCTATTTTAATTGGTTCTACTATGACAATTAATGCTTTCTTTATTATTTATAAAGGTGCTAAAGGATTGGGATTAGATAAAACTCCATTGGGAGTTGCGTTTGGTGCTGCTTTTGGTATTGGAGGAGTTAGTGCTTTGATTACTATACCAATTGTTCCCAAATTAAAAAAGTATGTTCAAGATAAATTTGATGATAATCATCAAATTACAAATGTAGAAATGGAAAATAAATTAGAAACCAATCAACTTGAATTTAATATTAAGGGTGACCATGAATTACAAAGAGTCACAGATTTACATAATAATGCTGAAAAATTTGATAATAGAACAGAGGGAACATTCAAATATTTACAAATTTTTACTGCCATTTGTGATGCTTTTAGTCATGGTGCGAATGATGTTGCTAATGCGATAGGTCCTTTTGTTACAATTTACACAATCTATAACTCTGGAGGAGTATTAGATAAAAAATCAGATATGGGGCAAAATGCTTATTGGATTTTAGCCTTAGGTGGTGTTGGAATTGCTTCGGGCCTTTTTATATATGGTAAAAAAATTACATATGCTATTGGTGAAAAATTAGTTAAAATTACCCCATCCAGAGGCGTTGCTATTGAACTAAGTTCCGCATTAGTTATTATTACTGGAAGTAGATTAAAAATACCACTTTCTACTACACATTGTCAAGTTGGTGCTACAGTTGGTGTAGGATTATTAGAAGATAAAAATTGTTCTGGTATTAATTGTAGAGTATTTGGTAAAACCGCATTAGGATGGGTCATTACTTGTGTAATTGTTGGATTAACTTCCGCTATTTTAGTTGCTCAAGGTGCTTACGCACCAACTGTTCATAACACTATTTGTGATGTTGTTAATACAACTCATCATCATCTTCTTCTCTAATTGTTGATAATTTTGATTCTAAATTTGTAAATCTAATATTTGATAATTCATGTTCAGAATTATTATTTAAATTATCATATTCTCTTTTTAAAATATTAAATTTTTTTATTCTTTCTTTGTATTCGTCTTTACATATTTTACTTATTATTAATGAACCATAACAACAATATAATATACCTATACAACTACAACAATATTCTGCCATAATATATTATAAATTTAATATATTATGTTTTAATAACTTGTTTAATTTAATGAACCCATACACATTGAATAATAAAGTCTGTTAATAAAGTAAAGCAT